ATAAAAGCAAATTCACGTTGGATGACTTTATTGTTCCGCCGGTGCTGGCAAGGTTGTTGGATAAAGCTCTGATAGAGCAAAAGACGTTATTCGTTATGGGTAAGCCTGGCTCAGGTAAAACCAAATTTTTGATGGCTTACTGCGAAAATAAAGGTATTACGCCGTTGATTGTGAATAATATTGATGCTCTTAAGCATATTCGGGAGAATCACGGGATGATTGTCTTCGATGACGTTGATTTTTCGAATTCTAGTAGAGAAGAGCTTATAAGTCTTTTGGATGCAGAAAAATCTTCTGATATTCGAATTTTATATCAAACCGCACAGTTGCCTGCGAATTTGCCAAGAACCATCTTGTCGAATGACGCTCCTAATAAGGTTTTTGGTCTTTTTGCGCTTAAAGGCGAAGTAACACGACGTTTTTTGTTTTTTAATCTGGGGGAAGCTAGTCTCAAACCTCTTGCTGCTATAGCTAGCGAAGAAGCGTTTGTTGAATATAATCTAGATAGTCCTATTCCCGCAATAAAAGAACGCGATTGTTTGCCTTTAATTGGTTTGAGCGATGAGAACGACGAGAAAAAATGATGCTTCAAGGGTACCCCCTTTGAAGAAGAAAAAATACAAGAAAAGTAAGAGATACCGTAAGTAAAGGGTTGATTAAAAGTAGAAATTTTTACTTTTTCATTTTTTCTTTCTTTTTTATTCTAATTGCTTTTCTTGTTTTTAAAAATGATCGCCGCTATTTTTATGTTTGGCATGCTAGAACATTTGAAATCCTGGTGTATTCTCTGGAATAGCGGAATTTTGCTTATTTTCTTTTTTTTTTCTATATTGTGCTTATGTTTTTCTTACGCGCGCATCGTCAATAAGATTCAAAGACGATGCGAGGCTAAAGTGTCTTAGGCGGAAATTAAAGTCTGAAAGTAATGAATTTGAATTAGGAAGACCCCCCTTGTGGGGTCTTCCTAATTCAAATTCATATACTTTCGGGGTTTAATTTTCGGCTAAGACACGAAAGCCTTTTGGGGAAATGTATATGCTATTCATTGGCCCCCCTTTTTTGGGGCCAATAAATAGCATACACATTTCGGGTGGGTGCTTTTTCCTCTTCGGAAAAAGATGGAAATCGCGGAATTTTTATTTTTCAATCGATCTGTGGGGCTAGACCCCCAAAAAATATAAAAAAGTTATGAAAATCAGTGGGTATACGCTAGAAATTGAAAAATCACCATCGGAGGTTGGGATTGCGCTGGAATTGCCAGTTGACTCGGAAAAGAAAGTTGAATTGCCAGTTGACTCGGAAAAGAAAGTTGAATTGCCAGCTGACTCGGAAAAGAAAGTTGAGCTTGCGAAATTGAAAAAGAAAGCCTATCGATTTTCTGCTAAAGCTGGCATGCTGACTTATTCTAGATGTGGCTTGACTATAGATTTTATTAACTCGCATATGCAAGAACTGCTTAGCCCTTTTGATTTAATAGATCTAGTTGTGTCGAAGGAGTCACATAGTTTAGATGATTCTGCCGTATCAAAAGCTATGTATAGTTTTCATTATCATGTGTATTTCAAACTGAAACGCAAATTGGATATAAAAAACTCGAGATATTTTGATATTCCGTCTGAAGTCTTAGGAGAACGAAACTACCACCCGAATGTCAAGTCTAATATAAAAAACCATAGCCATATAGTGCATTATATACTAAAAGATCACTCAGGCAACTTAGATGATGCTTCGAAGGTTATGATTAGCGATGGTTTGAAGATAAGATTGTCGCCGCAAGGCGTTTTACTTTCTGAGGATCATATAATGCTTAAGTTGATCCGTGAAGGTAAGATCGATGATGCTATGTCGATGCAAGAACGACTGCACCCAAAAACCATATTGAATAAACATATGCAATTAGAAAAAAGCTTTAGGGATTTGTATATGAAGTCTCTCGGCTATAAAAGCAAATTCACGTTGGATGACTTTATTGTTCCGCCGGTGCTGGCAAGGTTGTTGGATAAAGCTCTGATAGAGCAAAAGACGTTATTCGTTATGGGTAAGCCTGGCTCAGGTAAAACCAAATT